GTTATGGAGAGAGCCAATTCCTACCTAAATGACTCCACCTGCATTCCGACTATCTATGCAGCGCGCTTGAAGGACGAACCCCGCCCTTTGGAGAAGGTAAGGGTTGGGAAGACCCGCGTATTTTACGTGATTCCTCTCGACTCTTTAATACTTTCTCGCGCATATCTTTCCCCTTTCTACACCACCATGGTAGAGCATTCCGATGTATTTGACACAGCTGTCGGGATCAACATGCACAGCGGAGCTGACGCTCTCGTAAGAGAAATGCGTGAGTTTTCTGATTTGTTCATGGAGGGGGACTATTCTGCTTTTGACCAGAGTATGCCTTTTGAGATAGGCCATGCGGCTGTTTCAGTGGTGTATGGGGTTCTGGCCAGAATGGGTTATAATGAGGCCGCTCTCAAAGTTTCCCAAGGCATTTTAACGGACAGCATGTTCCCAAAAGTAGTTATGTTGAACGACTTGTTTGAAGCCCCCGGTTTGCAACCCTCTGGGAAGTACGCCACAGCTGAGGACAACTCACTACGCGGTCTGTTAATGCTTATGTACGCTTGGAAGCAGATCGAGGAGACCCGAGATCTGGATTTCTTCGATTACGTCCTTGCGAAGACGTACGGAGATGACTTGTGGGCTGCTGTCAAACCTGAAGTTCAGGACTATTTCAATAACTGGACCTATGGTGAGATATGCAATTCCCATTTTGGAATCGCTTACACGTCTGCTCAAAAGGGCTGTGATTTGAAGAAATTGCTCACAGTTGATGAGTCTTCTTTTCTAAAGCGTAACTTCATATGGCGTCACGATCTTGGTCGGTGGGTGGCACCACTAGACATCAACTCAATTGCCAAGACGCTCACATGGAGAATTCCCTCGACCAACGTGGGGTATCAGACACAGTTACTAAGCTCTCTGCAGTCCATACTGTACGAGATGTTTTTACATTGTGACCGCACTACGTTCGAGGAATTTCGGGAGGAGATCCACAGTATTGTAACTGATGAGGACTTCTGTGCCCCCATCGGAGATCTTCCCGTTTTCGACACCATTTCGGACTCTGTCTGTGGTGTTCGCGACGATTTGTTTCCTGACAAACTCCCACAAATCGAATAAACTCTGGGATATGTGTCTCGGCGACGTTATTACGAGATATCCGTCGCTTAAATTTATTCTCGTTCTGAATTATATTATTACTATGACTTGCTTCGCGGGGAATTTGTCATACCCCCTACGCCACAAGACTTATCAGATGTGGAATTACGAGATTTCTTTCGGGGACAACTTGTGCGCTTGAGCGATATTGCACGCAAGGATGATCCTCCATACTCCAACATGTCGCGTTTTGCACTTCGCAGACAACCTGTATTTTCAACTGACAGGAAGTTTGTTGAGGCATGTCGTAGACGCTTGGCGCTACTAGCCCGTATTGACGACCTAACTCTATCGATTGCATCTCTTACGAGGAGCATTGACAAAAGGGAGGGAATTTACACGGAGTCTGGTGAGTTGAGCTCTGGCACGATAGACGCGGTGACTACACAG